AGCGCAGGATGGTCTGGTTCGGATCTGATATTCAGATTGTGCTGGACAGCAAGGAAGAAGCCGCCAGCGGCAACTGACGGCTTCCTGCTGATTAACGGTTTGATTCAAGGTACTTAATGATCTCTTTCCGGAATTCATCCAGCGCGTAGAAGGTCTGTCTTGATAACTGAGCAATGTCCCCGCCGGTAACAGGTTCATTGCTGTAGTCATCATATTCGCTGCGCATTTCGCTGGAGAAATCCTCTAACACCAACGTCAAACGCTGGTCCAGCTCTTTAATCGTCATATACTCACCCCCTTTCTGCCGCCAGTCTACCACACAGGCCCGGAGAGGGCAATCCACCACGAAAGGAGATAACCCATGCCCAGAATGAGAACCGCAGCCAAGGCGCATGAGCTGATCTTGGAGCAGGATCCCGAGAGCGAGATCACCCTTCACTACATAAGACAGCTTATCGCCACCGGCGCCATCCCTGTCGTCCATGTTGGGCGCAAGAAACTGGTCGATGTGGATCAGCTCATCGCATATCTCGCCGCAGGGACAGACGGGCCGCCTACCACCGCGCCCGTTACCCGATATGGCCATCTTAGGAGGATCGATCTATGAAGCGACTGACACGAGAAGAACGCCGGCGCATCCAGCGCCGTGCCGCAAACATCCGGTTCCTGGCCTTTGTGCTGATCCTGCTGGCGCTGGGCGTCTGCATCGGCTACACCGCCGCACGCGCTCAGAACGCCTGTGAGCCGCCCGAACCGCGGGAGGTGGTATCCCAGCCCTCCCCTGTCGATGATACGCCGCAGAAGCCTGCAGAGCAGCCAGCAGACGACTATTCCAGCCTTGACCGGCTGGAGCTCATTGGAACATTCACCGCTACGGCCTACTGCCCCTGCGTTGAGTGCTGCGGGATCTGGTCGGCAGAGCATCCGAGCCGTGATGCCGATTATGTGCAGCGGACAAGCTCCGGCACGATCCCCGAGGAGGAGCGCACGATATCGGCCGATTGGGATGTGCTTCCCAAAGGAAGCGAAGTTGTGATCAACGGCCATCCGTACATCGTTGAAGATACCGGCGGCGCTATCAAGGGCCACCGTATCGATATCTACTTTGAGAGCCACGAAGCCGCTCTGGAGTTCGGGGTTCAGGAGGTAGATGTATACCGTGAGAAGGCCGTCTAAATACCTCAGATTCTTCCTGCCTTCTGCCGGGCGTCCTCCTGACTTCCCGGGACGCCCTCTCTTTGAGCCGGCCTCGCCAGTCCTTTGACATACGGCGGGCTCCCGGCAGAGGGCAGGACAAAAAAGTAAGAAAGGATGACCCACCATGAAAATCCGCATGAGCTACCGCAACGAGACCAAGACCTGTTACCGCTTCGAGCGGCGTGATGATGCCGGAAACCTTATCACGCTGTATCTGAAGAAAATCGACATCCAGGAAGCTGGCATTGATCCCAAGAAGGGCATCGATGTCACGATCGAAGAAGCAAAGTAAGGAGGAAACATCATGAATACCACATTCACCATCAATGTGCAGGGCGAGATCCGTCTGCCGGACATTGCTCTGCTGGCTCAGGCGATGATGGGCAGGCCCCAGCCTGAAGCCGTGACCGCGCCCCAGCCCACCGCACCAACCCCTGCCCCGCAGCCCGCTGTAAACCCTACCCCTGCCGCTGTAATCCCGCAGACCGCTGCGCCAACTGCCCCTTCTGCACCTGCCCCTTCCCCTGTGACCCCCACGGTGCCTGTTACGGAAGCGCCGAAGTATTCCATCGATGATATCGCCCGCGCCGGTGCGGAGCTGGCTCAGCAGGGCCCCGACAAGATCGCCGCGCTGACCGGCCTGCTTCAGCAGTTCGGCCTGCAGGCCGTCACGCAGCTCCGCACGGAGCAGATGGGGCCCTTTGTACTGGCGCTGAGAGGAATGGGGGCGCGGATCTGATGCCGACACCTGAGATCCACGCGAAGCTGAGCGCATCGGCATCCCACTCGTGGCTCAACTGCCCGCAGTACATCAAAGTGCAGGAGCTGTTTCCCGAGTCTACCAGCTCCTACGCGGAGGCCGGCCGTCTGGCTCATGCCATTGCGGAATACAAGGCCCGCAGCTACTTTCTCGAGCCCGTCGGCAAGCGGGGCTACAACGCCCGCCTGAAGAAGTTCGCCGCGGAGCCTGACTACGACCCCGCCATGGAAGAGGCAACAGAGCTTTATCTGGAGACGCTGAAGGAACAGGCCATGACCTTTTCCGCACCGCCCTTCGTGGCGCTGGAGGCCAGAGTGGACTACTCCGAATATGCGCCCGACGGCTTCGGCACCGCTGACTGCATCATGATCGGCGGCGGCCGCATCGTGATCTGCGACTACAAGAACGGCGCCGGTGTTCCGGTTGAGGCCGAGCGCAACAGCCAGATGATGCTGTACGCTCTGGGTGCGCTGGCCAGCTTCCGCCCCATCTACGGCGATACGATCACCACGGCTCACCTGGTCATCATCCAGCCTCACGCCGGCGGTGTGAAGGAGTGGGAGATCTCTGTGGAAGATCTGATACGGTGGGGGCACGAAGTCGTGGCGCCTCGGGCAAAGACAGCGTTAGAGGGCGCGGAGCCCGCCTGCCCCGGCGATTGGTGCCGCTTTTGCAAGGGCAAGTCCCAATGCGCCGCCCGGGCAAAGCAAATGCTGGAGGTCGGCAGGCAGTATCAGCTGGCGCCCGCAGCGGGCTCTGAGAAGCTGCCGCCCAAGTATGACGGCCCGTTGCTCTCCGATGAAGAGGTCGGCGCGGCACTCTCGGCCGGTGCAGGATTGGTTGCCTGGTACAAGGACTTGCAGGATTACGCCCTGCTGGCCTGCCTGAATGGCCGTGAGATCCCCGGCTTCAAGGCGGTGGAAGGCCGTGGTTCCCGCGATTGGGGCGATGACCCCGATGCGGCATTCCGAATCCTGCAGGAGCGTGGTGTCGCGGAGGCGATGCTGTATGAGCGCAAGCCTGTGACCGCCCCCGCTTTGGAAAAGGCCCTAGGTAAGAAGCTGTTTGCCGAGGTCGCTGACGGGCTCGTGCGCAAGCAGCAGGGCAAGCCCACCCTCGTACCCGCAAGCGACAAGCGACCGCCCTACAATGCCGCGGAGGCGGCTTTCCAGCCGGTGCCCGACAATGGGTAACACGCTGGAGATCCACGACGGTGACTTCCATCTGACGATCTATCTGGATAAGCTGCACAGCTTCCCGCGGGCAAATTTCTGCCGTCTGCTGCGACTACTGCGGCGGTACCCGGACGCTATGGAGCAGCTGGGCGTATATCTGCGAGAGCAGATCCCTATCTGCAAAGCCGGATGGGAAGCATGCAGCCGGGAGTTCGTCAATGGCTGGCGGATCGCAAACCCTCGCTCCCGTACTCCGGAAAACATGTCGAAGCTGTCCGAGAACAAACGGCTCGAAAAGAATCTGCGTACCGCAAAGCGCCTTTATACCACATACACGCGTTTACTTCAGATCTATGAAAATCAAGGAGGAACACACAAATGAATCCTACCACCATCACCATCGGAGAAGTCCGCTTCTCCTACGCCAATGTTTTTCAGCCGCAGGCTCCCGCCAATAACCCGCAGGCGGAGCCGAAGTTTTCCGTGACCATCCTCGTCCCTAAGACCAATGCCCAGGCAAAGGCCGCCATCGATGCCGCGATCAACTCCGCCATTGAAGCCGGTGTGTCCGCCAAGTGGAACGGTGTCCGGCCTCCGGTCCCCTCCATCTGCGTCCATGACGGCGACGGTGTCCGGCCTTCCGATGGCCAGCCCTTCGGTCAGGAGTGCAAAGGGCATTGGGTATTCACCGCATCCTGTAAGGCAGATCGGCCACCCTTCGTGGTGGATGCTCAGGTGCAGAAGATCATCAATCCTGCGGATGTCTATTCCGGCTGCTATGGCAATGTCAATGTAACCTTCTTCGCCTACAATTCCGCCGGCAAGAAAGGCATCGGCTGCGGTCTCAACGGTATCCAGAAGACCCGCGATGGCGATCCCCTGGGCAGCCGCGTGACCGCCGAAGAGGCATTCTCTGCCGTGGCTCCCGCCGCTGGCCCTGCCGCCTGGCCTTCTGCTCCCGCTCCGGCGGCCCCCGCCGGTTGGGGCGCTCCCGCGCAGCAGCCCGCCCCCGGTGCATGGCCCTCCGCTCCCGCGCCTACCGGCTGGCCCAATGTCTGATCTGCTGGGGCCCCGCTTAGGGGCCCCTTTTATTCTCAAAGGAGGCGGCGCTTATGCTTCATCATCTCTTCATTGATATCGAGACCTTCAGCGATGTGGACATCGGTAAATCGGGCCTCTACAAATACGCGCAAAGTCCGGTATTTCAGATCCTGCTGTTCGCTTACAGTCTGGACGGTGCCCCCGTTCAGATCGTAGATCTGACGCAGCCAAACGCATACCTGCCGCAGGAAGTGCTCCGTTGGATGTTCAACAAGGATTGCATCAAACACGCCTACAACGCCGCCTTCGAGTGGTACTGCCTCAGCCGCTACTTTCATCTGCCGGAGGATGAGTGTTATGCGGGATTTTCTGCTACGACCTGGCTTTCTCAGTGGCGCTGCTCCATGCTCCATGGGATGTACACCGGCTATCCCGCAGGTCTGGACGCCGTCGGACGGGCCCTGGGTCTTCCGCAGGACCGTCAGAAGATGTCTGTGGGGAAATCCCTCATCCGCTACTTCTGCGTGCCCTGCGCTCCCACAAAGGCCAACGGAGGCCGTGTGCGGAATCTCCCCCATCATGATCCGGATAAGTGGGAATTGTTCAAGACTTACAACGGGCAGGATGTCGTGGCCGAGATGGAGATCGACCGGAGATTGGATAACTTCCTAGTGCCGGACGATGTGCAGCGGCAATGGGAGCTGGATCAGCTGATCAACCTGCGCGGTGTCGCCGTGGATATGGAACTGGCCGACAGCGCGATCTGCCTCGGTGAGACCGTCAAAGCGCAGTTGATCGCGGAGGCACAGGAGATCAGCGGCCTGGAGAACCCCAACAGCGTTGCGCAGCTGACGCGCTGGCTGGAAAAGGAGACCGGCGAGGAGCTGGCCGATCTGCGGAAGGATACCGTGTCCGACCTGCTGGGCAAAGACCTTCCCAGCGATGCCGCCCGCCGGATGCTGGAGATCCGCAAGGAGCTGGGCAAGACCAGCACCAAGAAATATAACGCCGTGGAAACCTGCGTCTGCGCCGACGGGCGTGTCCGTGGCCTGCTCCAGTTCTATGGAGCCAATCGGACGGGCCGCGAGGCCGGAAGGCTGGTACAGGTGCAGAACCTTCCGCACGATGTTGTGCCGGCCACGGGTACCGCGCGCCAGCTGGTGAAAGGCCGTCAGCTTGATGCCCTGCGTCTGACCTACGGCAGCGTGACCTCTACACTCTCGGCGCTGATCCGCACCGTCTTTGTGGCCGCACCGGGTAAGACCTTCATCGACGCTGACTTCTCCGCTATCGAGGCCCGCGTGATCGCGTGGCTCGCCGGTGAATCATGGGTACTGGATGTCTTTCGGACGCACGGCAAGATCTATGAGGCCACCGCCTCGCAGATGTTCAATATCCCCTTTGATCGTATCAAAAAGGGCAATCCGGAGTATGCCTACCGCGCCAAAGGCAAAGTGGCCACGCTGGCTCTCGGATACCAGGGCGGCCCGGGGGCGCTGATCGCTATGGGCGCCCTGCGCAGCGGGCTGACCGAGGAGGAGCTTCCGGACATTGTAGACCGCTGGCGGCGCTCCAATCCTGCCATTGTGAACTTCTGGTACCTGCTGGACGCGGCCGCGCAGGAGGCTGTGCAATCCGGCCGAACCTCTACCGTTGGCTGCGTCGCTATTGGGCGCGAGTGCGATCCCGCGAATGACCTGGACTTCATGATGATCCGGCTCCCCAGCGGCCGCAAGCTCTATTATGTGAGCCCTTATATGGGTACCAACCGCTTCGGCAAGCCGAGTATCTGCTACTGGGGCCAGAATCAGACCAGCAAGAAATGGTCGGTGCTGGAGACCTACGGCGGCAAGCTGGCAGAGAACATCACGCAGGCCGTGGCCAGAGATTGCCTGTTCTACGCCATGGAACAGTTGACCGCCGCCGGCTACCGCATCGTATTCGATGTCCACGATGAGGTGGTGATCGAGGCCCCCGCCGGAATGGCCAGCCTTGACCGAGTGGTCGAGATCATGTCGCAGCCGGCTCCATGGGCGGCGGATCTCCCGCTCAATGCCGCCGGCTGGGTGGACAACTACTTCAAGAAGGATTGACGCCAATGAATGACTTTCGGCGCTGGACGCCAACAGAAGAGGAGTACATCCGCGACCATTGGAGATCTCAGAGCGACGCAGAGATGGCGAAAGCGCTGGGGGCGTTCGGAAGGCGCCGTGAGAACAAAGCGACGGCAGCTGCGCTGCTCACCGCAAAAGACTTGGACTCCGGAAGACGAAGAGTATCTGCGGGAAGCTTGGGGCCGCGTGTCGATCCCGGGGATCGCAAAGCACCTTGATCGAACAGTAAATGCCGTCAAAGTTCATGTTGCAAGGCTTGGCCTGGGGGCGGTGTTGGCCAACGGTGATTATGTGACCTTCAATCAGCTCATGCTTACCCTTACCGATAATTCCCAATCTTACAGCTACCAAATGAAAAGCTGGGTAGATAACCGAGGGCTCCCGGTGCATACCCAGCGGGTAGATCAATGCACATGGCGTGTTGTCTATTTGGACGAGTTTTGGGCTTGGGCAGAACAGCATCGAAGTTTTATTGATTTCTCTAAACTGGAGCCGTTGGCGCTCGGTAAAGAACCGGATTGGGTTCCGGAGCAGCGCCGCAAAGACTTCCAGGCATTTGCGCTGCAGCGGAAAGATCCGTGGACTCCGGATGAGGACAACCAACTGATTCGGCTTCTGAAGCTTCATAAGTACGGTTACGCAGAGTTGTCGGAAAAACTTCGTAGATCAGAGGGGGCCATCGTTCGCCGTTGCCGCGATCTTGGGCTGAAGGAGCGCCCTGTACGGGCGGACAACCATGGAGCAAATGCCGCCTGGACCGACTCTCACTTCCAGGGGCTTGCCGACGGGATCCGACACGGCGACAGTTATCCTGCAATCGGGAAAAAGATAGGAAAATCAGAAAAGGCCATCCGCGGGAAAGTTTACTTTACCTATCTGACCGAGGATGCTGATAAGGTTCGCGCCATGTTAGGCAGCGGCGCGTGGGGAGACGGTGCGCCGGAGCCCACCGTTCGGCAGGGATTTAGCCTGTCCAGGACTCGAACCGAAGTCCGCAGGAGCCTTTCTGTTCTGGCTGCACTATTAAGGCTGCGGCTGAATGATCTCGGCTGGGACGAATACTGGCAGCGCGATATGTGCCAGCATTGGGATGCCATTCATGGCTGCCTGATGAAAAGCCCTAACTGCGACGACTGCACAAAGTTCCAGC